AGACAAGTTTGCTGGAGTCTTGAGCGATAAACCCGATACCGGCAATCATAAAACAACGCTTTGAATCAAATGTGAGGGCGTTAGAAACTGTTGCGGCGGAGTTGTACATCAAATCTGTCGCATAGGCGGGGGCGTTGGTTGATGTAAACGCTGACAAATCAAGACGCCCCAAACCACCCGAAGTGCCGTCGTAGTTGGTCCAAGTGAAATAGGTGTATCTGTCTTCCGAAGTGAACTTGTAAACAGCACCGGATGTCGGGATAATTGGGCCAGCAACAAGGTTTGACTGGTCATCGGTCGTGCAATAACGGGCACCTTTGTTGGTGCCGAGAAGGATATAGCCGAGGTATCCGCTGATTGCTGTGACAACCTCGCCGGTTGGAAGTTCAAGGGCGACAACACCCGAATCTAACAAGCCCGCCGAGGTAATCGTAATCTTATAAATCAGCGACTTGTTGCCAGAATAGCCAGCTGCGTAAACAGCGTTCTGCCCGGTTGCTACACCAACCCACCGAAATGTTGAGTCGCCCGGGATGACGGCATCTGACGGGGAACCACCTGAGTCGATAGCCCGCAGTTTGTGGTCATGCGCACCAAACATGAACTGTTTAGCGAACGCCAGCATGTAATACGAATCGTTTGAGTTGACAAACTTGGTGTTAGAAATTGCTGCAACAGAACTGCTCGGGATGATTTGGCGAACACCGTCGGACGGAAACGCTAAATAGATTTTGTTTCCATCGGTCGCCATTGCGGCACAGTTACCGCCAGGTTCATTTGTGCAGTTCAACCAAACTGGTCGCTGTACGGCAGTTCCGCCAGACACAAACGTGCCAGTTGCACCGTTCGTGACTGTGAACGTAGTCGTGGTTGGAGTCCCGGCAATCGTTGCCCCAGTCAAGTTGTATGCGGTGGGGGAGATACCAGTAATGTCAACAACTTGTCCAGCGGTAAAACCGTGCGCAACAGACGTGGTGTAGGTGATGGTCCCACTTGACGCAGAAACGTTTGAAACTGTTCTTGTGATACTGGTGTATGGGTCGGTGGAGTATTTGACATCAGCGTCAAACGATGCGTAAACGCGGGGACCTTGAGCAACCGAATGAACAGTTGTAGCGGTTGACCCAAACGAAAGTTTCGTTTCGTTCAACAAACTGATTTGGCCCTTGGTCCAAACATCAATACCTTTGGACTTATAAAACCTATAGTCCTTCGCCTCAGCCGTATCCGCATACTTCTGTCCCGCACCAAAATGCCACGAATCCTGACCGCGACGCCACAAACCACCAGGGTTAATAGACGACTCACCTGGCGCAGTTGAAATGTCCTGCGAGTCACGGACACGCTGCTCATACCCACGGGAGAACCGGCCAGATTTCTGGTCAATCATGTACGGGCGACCGTCAATAGCTACTGGGAAAACGCTCGGGACAAGAGGCGTTGCAGCGATGCCCGTAAAAAACGCAGGCGAATTTGTGTAAGGGAAAGTGAAATTGATTACTGCCACGTCACACCCTGTTCAGGAACGTGGGATACAACCTGTTCAACTTCGCGGCTTCAGCTGTGATGCGGTCACGCCGCATACGGATAAGGTTAATTAACGAATTACCAACAGCCCCCGACGGGACTTCATCCGAACGGCGGGTATCGCCCTGCGACTCAGTGAAGTTCCGTTTGACTTCACGGGGGGCAACCAAACGAATCTGGCATCCCATGACGAGGATATCTTCAGCGGAGTCAGGGAAACCACAAATGGTTTGCAAACTGTCCGTCTCTTGCGTCGCCTTAGTGAAATGGGTTTTGTATACAACCCGCATCGACCCAGAGGTGATTTGTGAATCAATTTGTAAAGCAAGACCAGAACCGAAATCCTTTGTTGGCATGTTCCGCAACAGCTTGAACTGGTTGACCTGCTTGTAGTCGGAGGATAGATACCTGTATCGGACATCAACAATGTCAAGGATTTCGTCGTTGATGGACAGGTTGGTTTGCCGGTCAGCAGCGTTATACGTCAGGTCGTAGGTTTTGACACGAAACAGGCCGTGGACGGGACTAGACAGGTCAGCTATCTCGTCGTTCAAAGCCTCAAAAATTTGGTTCCGAGGGAACTTGGGGTTGACGGTAACGATTGCCGCGTTCGCATGGGTAGCGGCAGTAGTGCCGTTAAAGGCACGTTCCACCGTAGCTGTTTTCGCCCCAACAGAACTTTCCCATACGTACATCAACTCGGCATCAATTTGGATTACTGCTCCAGGGCGGATACCAGACAGGTCATAGGTAAAGGTGACGGTTGTCGCGGTAGCCGTTAAAGACGCTGCGAGCTTGTTCCGTTCCTCAACAACCCCAGACAACAACTGTCGCTGGGTGCGGGTAATTATCTGGGCAGTAGTAGACACTTACTTCTTCTTCTTAGCGGCTTTCTTGCCCATCTTCATAGGCTTGCCCGACTTCTTCGCTTCCATCTTCGCAGCCTTCATACCGGCCTTCGAATACGAGAATTCCTTTTTACCGACCATCGGCATGACAACCTCCTCAGGGGACAGTCAGATATTAGCACCGAACTTTTCGTCCAGCCGTTCTGCGTATTCAGCGGCAATCTGTGGCACTAACTGCTGTATCAGCCCGTTCATTGCTCGTTGTGCTGATGCAGGGTCGATGTGCTGGAGGTAGAGGACTTTGGGGATGTGGGCTATTTGGGTTGCGAGGGCTGTGCGGACGATGAGTTCGTAGTCGTCGGCTACTCGCAGGTTCGGGTTGTGGCCTCCGATGGCGTGGTAGGTGGAGGCCCGCCATGCCCGTACGTGGTTCGGGGCTGAGACGATGTGGCTGAGGGTTGTGCGGTTTATCGGTACCCGGCAGGCCCAGACTTGCAGCGTTTCGTCCCAGTAGTGGGAGCCGTAGCCGAGGCCCCAGCCGTCTGGGTAGCGGAGGCTGGAACCGTCCGGGTAGACCTCTGCGCAGTCTGAGTAGGCGAACCCGACAGACGGGTCTGTGAAGGCTGTGGAGAGTTCCTGAAGGCAGTTTGGGGTTAACTGGTCGTCGTGGTCTACTTCGACGAGGATGTCTCCGAGGCCGAGGCTGAACGCCATCTTTTTGACGTAGCCGATGTTGCCGCCGGAGGGGACATGGGGCCGGAAGTAGCGGATTCGGTACCGTTCGTCCGAGCACATGCCGTAGACCTGCCGTTGGACCGCATCGGTGGTCGAATCGTCATAAAAGACGACCTCCCAGTCGGTGTACGTCTGAGCCTTCAGGGAAGCCCAGAGTCGGGCGAGGGTGTCAGGCTTCGTGTTGTACGTCGGTGTGACGACAGAAATCACTCAGGTTGCCACGGTTCAGCTGTATTGCCTTCAGCGAGCCACGCTTCGTATATCCGATAATCCATATTATCTGAATCCAGCGGAAACATCTGACCGCTTTCAGTTCTGATGTATTCCTGACCAAGCAGATTAGTGGCAACAAAATATTTCATAGTTCGCTACTCGCAGTCCAATGCCCGTGGACACGTTCCTGTGTGCCAGCACCACCACCAGTAAAATAAACAATTACTCCTCGGGTCCCTTGACCCAACAAATTTGTTGCGGCTGTACCAGAAACTGTCGAAGGACGAAGATAATTCCACGACCCGCTAGTACCCGATTCCGTATAGGTAGTGAACGTGTATGAGCCACTACGTTTGTTGACTTGGAATACAACTGTTTGCCCCACAAAGTTGTCCCATTGTGTCATCCCCCACGACATTTGCATACCAGCCGTTGTATTTGTCCCCGGAACCACATCAGGGTTATAGGACTTCTCGTAGTACCGCTGACATTCACCCAGTTCACGCTCAAACGACTTGAACTCGAACGGTGCAGCAACCCCACCAACGTTCAACTGTACACCAGTAACCTGGAAATAGTTGTTGGTTGCGGCAGCAACGTTGACCTGACCCGCCGCACGGTTAGCGCTGGTAACGCTAGCCCATGACGTATTCAGCGTTCCCGAGGTAAATGTTGAGCCACCGCCGAACCACCAAATAACGTACATAGACAACGCATTATCATTATCAAATGCGCCTGTGGTGTCTGCTGGAAGCGTAAGAGTTTTGAACTCCCATGTTCCAGACGATGACACCGTGTAGGACTTGCTTACTTGGCGTGTGTTATCAACGTCATACAACTCAAAAATGTATGTTCCCGTTACGTTCGACTTCACCCAGAATGAAATTGTGAACTGTTGGGCGGATGATGTCCCTTTGCGAAACGCTTGTAAATCCTGTCCTTCAAGAAGTTGCTGGATACAACAAACATCGCTAGCGGCAGGAGAAGCGTCTGCCGTAGTGCAAAGCGCTTTAAGTGACTTACGAAAACCTGAACCAGTCGGTGCATCATTTTCGACGCTGTTAGTCCAAGTCCCCATCGTTGCAATATCTGTACGCCAGCGGTCAGCCGTGTAATAGCCTGGGGTGGTAATACTGGCAACGCTTGTATTTCGTTGCGCCACCTGCATCGCACCGTTATACAAA